ATTTATATTGTCTACCGACTCATCTACAGGAACATGAAACTGAACAACCACGTTGTTCATGTTCTCACGTGTCTGGTCCAAATTAAAAGAAAATGAATACGCAATAACAGGAGTTACAATTGCCTGCCTGCCTTCGTTATTCGCCATGTAAACTAGCCCTTGTGTTGGTGTTCTGAGCTGGAAATACTACCTTAGGGGCGTACCTATTCTGCCGGGACGGGGCGTTAACAACCTGATTATCATTCGAAACAACTGTATGACGCGGCTTTCGATACTCATCCCGATTGGCCCCCCCTACGGTCCCTTCGTGCTGCCAAGTCCGTTGCATAATATCCGCGAGAGTCTCATACACCGGCTTCGGAACCACGTAAGAAAACCCCTGGTGGTATTCCCTCCCGTCCAGAACGATCTTACTAGAGTGCCCAGCCAAGTCAATAGTGACCTGGATTTGAGCGTGCTCTAACCCAGCCTCAACCCGCAATCGCCGCTTCAGCTCCTTGCGAAAAGCCGCTTTCTCGACAGCGATTCGAGCGGCCTCAATCTCCGCGCGAACCTCATCTTCAATCTCTTGTTTCTCTTCCTCGGTAAGAAGGTAGTCCTTATCTAAATCAACATCGTCCGTAGGAAGGACAACATCGACATGCCGGTCAAAGCTTTTGGGTCCGCGCGCCATAGTTAATCACTCATCGTCGGGGGTGTTAAAATCTTTACACTTGGTTCGCTCAAATAGCATGTTATGATCACAGAATGTGGCTAGTAGGGGGCCTAAGCCCCCTACTAGTAACTATTAGCCAAACGTCGGACTAATGGACGAAGTGGACTCAATACGCGCAAAGAAGTTTTGGTTTTCTATGAGCATACCGTAAAACGCCTTCCAACCTACGACCCTAAATTGGTTAAGCGGATCTGATTTATCTGCTTGCTTAAGATACGTAAATTTAACGTCATCAAGCATCACTTGAGCATAAGCCCCGCGAGAGATGATATAAGTTGGGTAAACCGTCAACCCCGTAGCCGGAGCCGCTGGAGGCACTTGTGCCAATCCAAGACCTGTAATTATCACGGTTTGGCCGGGAGTGAGCTGAGTTGCTTGCCCGGTCAGGGGACCAAAATTAGGACCCGCTACACTAAGGCCTAAGAATGCTGGGGCCGCGCCGCCAGCCGCCGACACATAAACGCTAAAAGTGAACCCAGCAAGCGCGGGGAGCACCACACTAATAGATCCGTTCAAAACCACGGCACGCGCGATATCAGCCTGGTAGATCCGGCTTTCATACTGGTTCTGGGTATCGGAAGCAGTCACTTGGATGATATAGTTCGCTGCCGCGAAGGTTCCGCCGGACACTTGGGGCGCGCCGACGATAGCCGCTACCCCAGTCCAAGAGGGAACAAGATTAGACTGACAGAACCGAATATCCCGCCACTCACCAATCTCAAAATTATAGAGCCGGTTGATATCGGAGTAACTGAGTGCGGTTACTATCGTAGTATCTTTATAAAGATCGCCCATAACAAACGGGTGAACGATACTAACATAATGGGGCATCGTGCGCGGATCGTCGCTCGCTCTCTCCCCGCCCGCATCAGCATCAAGCTTAGTGTTAGTCATCTCATCGCCCATGTACCGGGGGGCACCGAGAGTCATGAGCTGAGCTGAGACACGATTAATCTCAAGTCCGGTAAGCTGAGAAGTAGAAATTAGCGACGCACGTGAACCAACGGCGCCAACGTAGTTGACTTGGGTACCAGCGTTCAAGTTATTAAACGTATTGCGCTCAAGAGTCTCGGAAACCTGAAGAGCGGTAAGCTCACACGCCTTCTGAAAAAGTGGGTGCTTGATCGTAATTTCAGCAACATCGGTGATAATAACCCGGTCGCCCCACTGCTGAGCTTGCGCGGTCACTTGCGCAATCGTCATCGTCTCTCCAGGAGGCGGGGCACCTTCCGTCAAAGGCTGAAACGGGAGTGGGATGCGGTTATACCGCGTTGCCGTATAGCTGGTACCGCGGCCTTTTGGAAGTGTTATCGGATCGCCAAACTGATAAGCAACAAGCTGGCGGCGAACAAGCGGGAGTGTTTCAAGTGCAATGTATGCTTCGACATCACTCGAAAACGCGGAAGTGACATTAGTAGGCATCGTGGTTTCTCCACGTTGCGGACTCGTAACGCCTTACGAAAAATCCTACAGTTCTACATTCTCCAATCGTTTTCGGAGTACTTCACGTTCTGACGTGGGTTTACGGCCTCGTTGCGTACCCGAGACATCCGCCCGCGATGATCCTGCGGCTTTAGGCACCTTGCGCGTTTTTTGAGGCGTGGATTTCTGCGTACCTTTTTCAGATTGCTTCATCATCTCATCGCCAATAACGTACTTCAATAATGCTATCCGAGACATATTATGGCCTTGCTTACGTAAATCCGCAAGAGCTTTTTCAACAGAATCGGAATGCCTAGAGAATAATTTATCTGTTCTAGCTCTAGATTGGTACTCTATTCTATCGGAATCGTCCGCCCGGCGAAACTCATCCATCTGCCGGTTATAAGTAAGTTCAGCTTGTATCTTGTTAACTCGGTACTCACCGCGCTCTTCCGGCGTCATTTGCGCAAGACGTTCGGCCTCGGTATCGCTTTGACGGCGAACTAACTCCGCTTGCTCACGCTGACGCTCAGCTTTAAGGCGCGCTGTCTCCGCGCGTTCGGCCTCTAACTGCCGTTCAAGCTCGCGACGGCCATTAGCAAGCTCTTGGTATCGCCGCGAACTCCGCGCTTTCTTGGAGCTTACGCGGTCCTGCTCCCGCTGCTGATCGAGTTCGCTTTCCGAATCATAGGGATCTTCTTCTTTATCTTCGCCCGGTCGTTCTTCGCTGGTTTGTCCATCGTCGCCGTCGAAGGATTCGGCTTCATCAAACTCTCTCCCTTCGTCTTCTTCCCCTTGGTCTTCTTCATTATCGAGACCCTCAAACTCTTCTGCTTCGTCTTCCAGCTCTTCAATTTCTCGCGGCATGCTTCACCTTTTTACGCCGTGCTTTGGGCGGGTTATTAGACTTAGATACTAAGTAAGTTAGTAAAGAACTAGTGCTGTCTGATAACTTAGTAACCGATGCATTAGTCTCGCGTATCTGGGCTTTAGCCGCATCAAGAGACGCATTTGAGTACGCGCCTATTATATTAAGCCTATCTTTTAGGACCGCAATATCAGTCCTAACCTGAGCCTGCCCCTCGGCTAACTTATCTAAAGTATTGTGTACATTAATAATAAAATATAAAAGTAATGGGCATAATATAGCGGAAGCCACAAAAGTAGTTATCTTATAAAATATCTTAGCTAGTTCATGTTGCTGTAGCTCCTTAACATGTTCGTACATATTCACGGATGGCATAATAATCCCACCTACAGATTTAAACGGGAGCCTAAACATCAAGGCTAATCCTCACACATGCTAATAGCTCTATCAGATTAGACACTTTGACAACAAGGCCCCCGTTATTCGCTACCCTCACCGAGCAAGTGTGTAGCGAATTCTATGCCGTAGCGGGAACCGCGACAGAAGTTTTAGCTTGGGCAAACCCAAGAAGGGCCTGAATAAAATGAATTATGGATGTCGCAATGGATGAGAACTTATCTCCAACGATCTGTGTCCAATTCATCCCTCCTAGCGCGGCGACAACAAGTTGACCTACCTGTATAGCGACCTGAATAGCAGTAGACATAATAGCACTCCCGTTAACTGTTTCAATACACGCTCCCGCACGGAGAGCGACATCCATCGTCCAGCCTAACCCGTTTAAGACGTTAATGCAAGCGGGTGTTTGGGCACCCCTCCGGCCCTGATAACTTTAGTCTGAGCGAGTAAGTTAGCCGTATATTGCTGAATAAGCTCGTTAGCCCAAGATATCACCATGTCTTCAGTGATAATACTCTTAGCAAACCCAAAAACAAGATGGGCTATCTCCTTCTCAAGTAAGTTCATGCTCCATTCCCCCGCATCTCGCGGCCACTGCGCACCACGTTCTGTTGCTGTTGCGGTATCGATCCAGGGGGGGCTTGGCCCCCCGTTGAATTACGCATCGGCATTGCGCCTTGCCGGGGTTGCCCCGGAAGGCCCCGGCCTCTAGAAGGGTTGCCCGGTTGCCCGCCCGCTCCCCCCGGCGATCCAGGAAGACCCGGTTGCTGGGGAGACATTGCTTGCTGCTTTTGCGCCATTTGCGATTGGTGCTTTTGCATATGCGCCCGCAATTTTGCGGTCGCGGGTTCGGCACCTTGCAAGGAAGCTAAGGCGGCAAGGTGGTTAAAGAGGTGCTCTCGATCATTATCGAGTGGGGACGTATCGAGGTCGAAGCCCTCGACAAGAAGCTCGTTCTCCTTCATCGGCGGCATTGAAAGCTGGTCAGCCGTAGGCATGAATGTCAGCGGTGCAAGACGCGGGCCGAACCCAGCCTCGATCATACTAGCGATAGCTGGCCCGAGGTTGAGGCTATAGCCGGGGTAGAACTGCGGGGGCACCCCCCTCACCACGTTCATCATCGCGATCTGTTGCTGCACCTGTTGAGCATTACGGGCCGCTTCCACACCCAGCCAGCGGAACTCGAAGCGCTCTTGCATCTGAAGCGGTTCAACTTTTTGGATGTTCGCTTGCATCCCCATCTTGCCGTATTGCTTTATCTGAAGGTCCCGATCCCGGTATTGGTAATCGAGATCTATGAACCATTGCACAAGCGGAGTTAGTATCCCTTCTTCCAAAACAGTAACCGCATCGGCGGTAGTAAGCAAGTCTACTTGCTGTTCGTTAGCTAACTCTGCTTGGCTAGGCTTTTTCTTTTGTCCGGTTTGCGTTATAGCCGCGGGCGATACAGACATGACTTGCATAACCACATCTCGACATTGCCCCGCTATCGAGAATCCTTGCTCCCATAATTGCGGGAACTCAACTATTTTAGTATCGTTGGGAGATGTTTCCCAAATAGCAGCCATGGATAACACCATGGACGCAACTCTCGGGTTCTTCTCGGGGTCCGTCATCGTTATGGGATTAAGAGAGTACATAGCGGAATCGAAAGCTAAGTTGACCGCATCGTTGGCGCTATACTGCACGTCCGCACAGAACCTAACCTTAGACTCACCCTTAAAGGAGCCGCCTATCTTAACAACAGGAACCGAAAGTATAGGGCACTTGCCGTTCCAATATGGGTTCTCGCGACAGCCGAGAAATACTCCGTCATCACGCATAAACACCTGACAGAGCTTGCGCGTAGGGCGGCGCTTCTTTTTGGGGCCAGTAGATTTGGAACTAGATTTTTCTTCTTTGATCTTAAGATTAGTCCAGGTCTCGTAAACTTCGACTTCCTTGCCCCCGCTAACTTGTATACCTTGTCCCTCTACTTGCGACTTCTTCCTATTACGCCGGTTAATTTTATTGGCTACATCCTCCATCTTAGTGAGAAGCGATTGCGCGGCATCTTCGTCCAGCGTACCATCGTCAATTAGCGCCTCTACCTTAGCTTTAGACCAACGCCTAATAATGGAGACGTGCCCGCCATTGGCGAGCGCGTCATCGATGCTATCGGAAGTAGCGGGATGAATTAAAAGGTCATTGTCGGTAAGTATCTCGACATCGGGGAGACCATCCACGATGGTTTCCGAAATTATGGCGTCTTCATCTTGGTGGTGAATGTCCCCAGACTGGGGATCGATAGGTACCCTTGCCCTTCGTTTAATTGAACGCTTAAGGTGTTTCCACCCCACATACAACGAATACTGCCCTTCAAGGTCTCCATTGACACAGAGAGCTGGCATGACTTGGGTTCTAAGTTTGGTAGCCGCGATATAATGCTCGGTAACGGACAGCACTGCTTCCGGGAGAGTTCCGTCAGTGGTCAATACCTCCACATGTCGTTTTGATTGAGGAAATATTTGGTTGGTGAACCTGGTTTTTCTGGCGTTGACTGCATTGTGCACCAAAGGAAGAAAGACCTTAGAGTTACCGGAATAAAATTGGTGTTCGTTTAGTTTGCAGTTATATATGTCCCAATAGTCTTGGATGCCATCGGCACGCTCCACGGAGTCTTGAAAACCTTTTTGCACGCTGGTGAGAAGCTTCGCTAGCTGTTCTTCAATATCGGTATCGCCGAGAAGATGCGGAGACATTTGTTCAATGTCTTCGGGATACTCTATCTTAAGAACATCCATGCTTTTTGGTTGGGGCATTACGCTCTACTTTAACTTCGTTCAAGCCTTCGCCGAAAGGTATCTGCGGCCGGTAGAAGTATGCCGGTAATTGCGACCGGACTCATCCTCCAAAGTATGCGCGAGCACGTACACGGCGCACTCGATAGCCTCCATCAATGTGGCGTAAGAGTTAGGCTTTGGCAAGCGGCTTGTAGCGCCGGGGGTAGAGTCATATGCAAACCCCCCCGTAAGAGCCCGTAGCGTCCACGTGGCGGCATCGGAGACTTGGAACTGGGGTTGGGGGTTCGGGAGGACCTCCATGCGCTGCTGGAGCTCGGCACGCCCCTTATGGGGGTCGCCCCCAAGGGATGGCCGGTGATGATTTTGCGCTAGGGAAGATCGCAACCCAATAGCCTCGTAATTGTCCCAATGCTTCTTAGGCAATACGATGTTGGTTGGGGATTTGTTAGTGGTGAAGCGTAAGTAGTCCATAACCTCCATGGAAGCCTGCTGGGGGGCACCTTGCGCCACAATGTCAGCCAAGACGACTATGGTTCTTTTTATTATCGTTATCGCCGCTCCGGCCGTTTCCGTAGGCGTGGAATTCAGTGCGAATATTATGGGTACGTAAGAAGCTAAAGAACTCGGGGCCGAGGGACGCAGGTGTACGGAAGCTGAGAACTGAGTATATATGGGTTCTCCCGGATGCATACGAAGCGCGTATGCCAAAGCATTTAGCGTATCTATCTTCCCAGACGGGAAATTTTGGAGTTGCGATTGTAAGGCTGGGCATGGCTGCGCCAGTTGGATTTCTTTGACGGTTAGATATGGTTGTAAGCCCCGTATGAAGTCCAGCTTACCTTTCGGAGCTTTTATGGGCACGATAGGTAAGTATGTGGAGCGACGTAGCATCTCGGTCCGTAAGGGTTGCATGATGAACTCTTCAAGTCCATCCTTCTCAACACCTATGAAGATAGGGTTATACTTTTGGTTGAGATCGAATATGTGGTTAATAATATCTGAAGGTCTCCAGAGATACCCATCGGCTTCCCACACGATAAGTTGGGAGTTAACCCAGGAGAAAACGGCCGTACCAGTAAGTGAGGACGAGGCCTTAGCGGTACGTGCGGGGTCAACGATAACTATGGTTGGCTGGAAAGTATGCCGAAGTAAGGGGTCTATAGGTAGTGAGGTGTTATCGAAAGCTTTTGTTTGTTCGGTATCAGCTTGACAAAGGTATTCTTGAGCGAACTCTCTTGCCATACCCATTCTTTCATATTCATCTTTTTGCCTTAGCATATCCTCTAACGGGAAACGTTCCGGCCAAGAAGACCGTAATTTAGAGTTAGCGAGTGCAGGAGGATAATACCAAACAGGTATTTTTATGGTTTTGAATGATGAGTTATTAGCAAGACGGCCACACGCAGTATCGGGAGCTATTGGCGTGCCAGCCATGCGTATGTAGTGGCGGTGCTTATCCATGGCGGGCAAGAGCACCCCGAATATCCACCTCATGGTCTTGTCCGTGGCGGCACTGGAGGACGTGGACTCTTCATTTTCGATATCGTCCAGGAAGGCAAAGGAAGGCCGTGCATCCCGGAACTTGATCCCCCGTAGGGACTGCCCCCTCCCATACGCTTGCAGGTACGTACCGTTCGCTAGGAGGCACCTGGTCTCACCCCAGATCGGACCCTTCTGCTCTCCAAAAAAATAATGGATGCGCTCGTTATTCTCAATCTCGTATTTGATGGCCGTAAGACGGTCAGCCGCGCGGGCTTCACTCTCACCAACCACGATCCCGTTAGGGAAGACACCTTGAAGCGCAAGCAAGAGCATCGCCTCTTCAAGAAGGGTGCTCTTCGCACCCCCCCGGAACGTCATGGCAAGTAGCTGCTGAATAGTGAGGTCATGGATATCGCGCACAAGTTCGTCATGAAATACTGGAGTCCGGTCAGTATGCCGATGTGGGAAAATATGTATGTGAGCTTGGATTGGGTTGGCGATAAGCTGCACGAATTCATGTAAGCGGTCTTGAAGCATAAAGTCCCCCTAGCGCACCAACAACACTAGGGGGACTAGCTCAAAGCCTCAAGAGAGTGGCCTCTTGGCGAGCGAATCAACGTAAGGAGGGGGACGCTGACAATGGAGACTTACAGGCAGGCGGGGGGGATGTCAAGAAATTATTTTCATGGGCTTAGAGCTTCATCCCGCACATTTCAAAATTACTAGCGGTTAGCTTCTGTAATTACGAAACTTCAAAATTACTAGCGGTTAGCTTCTGTAATTACGAAACTTCAAAATTTCAAAATTTCAAAATTACTAGCGGTTAGCTTCTGTAATTACGAAACTTCAAAATTTCAAAATTTCAAAATTACTAGCGGTTAGCTTCTGTAATTACGAAA